GCCTTCCTTTTCTAAATGTCCGGAGAAATAGTTTCTAAACCAAAATGGATCAGAGAGGCCGTAAATCATCTGCTGCCTTAGCGGTTATTTCTGACTCAGGTATTGAGTCAGATCATCGCCCCCGCCCGCCTGTAACGTTCACTAATGAGCAAGCGGAAGAATGGATGGCGATAGTCAACCGACTTCCGGCTGATTGGTTTCCCCGCGAGACTTTGCCTTTATTGGAGATGTATTGCGCTCACGTCATTTCCGCGAGAAAGATCGGGCAATTCATCCTACAAGCGGAAGGTTCCGAGGAATTCGACGTAGACCAATATGACAAGTTGCTTAAACTCCGGGAGCGGGAATCCAGAATCATTTCCTCCCTTGGTACAAGGATGCGAATAACGCAACAGAGCCAATATGACCGAACCAAGAAGCGAGGATCAACCATTACACAAAAGCCCTGGAAGGAGTAGAGGCGAACGAAACATAGATTGGGTTCAACGCTACTGTAGAGCGCCAGAGGGGAAGCATGTCGGTAAGCCGATCAAGCTTACTGGCAAACAGAAGAAATGGATCAAACGAATATACGACACACCTACTCGGACCTTCCTCCTTTCGATGGGGCGGAAAAATGGAAAGTCGTGTTTCTCAGCCTGCCTTCTCCTGTTACACCTCTGCGGTCCCGAGGCCAGATACAATTCCCAGCTATACAGTGACGCTCAGTCGAGGGACCAAGCCGCCCTGATCTTTGGTCTCGCGGCCAAGATGGTCAGACTCAACCAAGAGCTTCATGCGGTGGTCTCTATTCTGGATTCAGCTAAACAGCTTAGATGTCCGGAGTTGGGGACGCTATACCGGGCCTTGTCTGCTGATGCGACAACCGCTTTTGGTCTTTCTCCAGCTTTCGTCATCCATGACGAGTTAGGTCAGGTCCGTGGACCGAGATTCGAATTATACGAGGCGTTGGAGACCGCCGCCGGTGCACAGGAAGAACCTCTCTCAATCATCATCAGCACACAGGCTCCCAATGAGGATGACCTGCTTTCCTTGTTGATTGATGACGCTCAGTTACAGACGGACCCGATGGTTAAACTGGAGCTTTACACCGCTCCCATAGACGCGGACCCGTTCGATATTAAGACGATCAGGTTGGCGAATCCTCATCTCGACGATCTGATGAACTTGACGGAAGTCTTGAGGCAGGCGAACGAGGCAAAGAGAATCCCCAGCCGAGAAGCTTCTTACCGAAACCTGGTCCTGAACCAGCGGGTAGAAGCTCAAAACCCGTTTATCTCCAGAACGGTCTGGGAGGAGAACGGAACCCAACCGAAAGATCAGGAAGGCATGGAGATTTGGGGAGGACTGGATTTATCCAGCACTTCCGACCTGACGGCTTTAGTCCTGATTGCCGAGGAACTGGATGTTTACCCTACTTTCTGGCTACCGGAATCCGGACTTTCGGAAAAGAGTCGTTCCGACCGGGTGCCTTACGACGTATGGCATAAACAGGGCTTCTTAAACACGACTCCGGGGGCGTCTATCGAGTACGAATGGATCGCCCATAGATTAAGGGAAATTTTCGATAGGTTTATCGTCAAAAAAATAGCTTTTGATCGCTATAACATGAAATTTTTACTTCCTTGGCTGGAAAAAATAGGCTTTTCCGAGGAAGAAATGGAACGGTTTGTGGAGTTCGGACAGGGGTTTGTCTCTATGTCACCGGCTCTTAGGGAACTGGAATCCCTCTTGCTGAACAAAAAACTGAAACATGGCAAGCATCCCGTCTTAACCATGTGCGCCTCCAATGCCCGTTATGTCACCGATCCTGCTGGAAATAGGAAGTTTGTGAAGGGTAAATCTACTGGAAGGATTGATGGTATGGTTGCCTTGGCGATGGCTGTCTCGATGCGGGCCACGGACATGACGGATGCGGGATCGGTTTACGACGACCGTGACATTATCCTGCTCTGATTGACAAGTGTAGACCATTGGACTAGATTGCTTCCTTGAAGTCATGGCATATCGTCATGGCACGAGGAGGCAACGTGAAAAGAGCTATTTGCAAGTTACGGTCTTTATCGGCTTACAGCCAAAGCAAGAAAACAGATTCCCCGCGAGCAGAACGTGAATCGGCGAAAGATCATGAAACCCGTGTCTGGCGTGAACGATGCCATGTTACAGATGAGGGATTTATTTTTATTCCTCCCATGGCTTTCGCCAACTCCCTAAAGGAAGCCGCGAAGTACCTGAGCATCCAGGTATCGGGATAAGGTAAGGCCACTTATACCAAGAATTTCGAAGCAGGCGTGATGGTTCTGGAACCCTTGGTATTGCCGATCAAGGTGGATGACGTTAAAAGCGAAACGCTTTTCGTGCCTTCCGATGGCAAGCCCGGCGGTGGTAAGCGGGTTGAGAAAACTTTTCCATTGATATCCTCATGGTCAGGTACCATCGAATACATTATTCTGGATGATCTTATTACGCAGGATGTATTCAACAGGGTTTTGCTGGCTTCCGGTACGCTTATCGGCATCGGTAGATTCCGTCCCCGTAATCGCGGTTACTATGGACGATTCGCCATTGATTCCGTTTCCTGGAAAGAGGAGGCATTATAATGTTTGAACCGAGCAAAGAACTTGCCGTGCTGAAAGGCTTGTTGAACCAAACTCCGTCCGGAGCCTACTTAACTTATTTCGATATCGAACAGAAAACGAATATCAAAATGGATTCGCGCGGTAAATCCATTTTGCGCTCCGCCTTGCGTTCCGTGAAAAGGGAATATCGCTGTAATCGTAGCGAAGGAATCGAACTGGAATCCCCGCACAATGCGATGCACCTTGTCACCAATCGCGTCAAACGTGTCAGCAACAGTCTAAAGAAAGCGGATAAAACCACGTCGCGCATGGCTGAACGATACATTGACAGCCTGAAAAAAGATGATCGGGAACGCCTATTGATGACGGCCTCTCTGTTCGGTGCCATCAAAACCATGGCAAAGGGTTTGTCCAATATTTACAAACCCATGGTAAAACTGACCAAGATGCCAGCTTCCATTCCGGATTTCAGGAAATAACGTGGCGTGGCTGGGCATGGCATGGCGGGGCAGGGCTGGGCAAGGCAAGGCAAGGCAAGGTTTTTTACGAGGAGGCAATATGGGTAACTTTATTTTCGTTATGTTACATCTGATTGCAGTCTTGTTCGGTTTCTGGATGCTGATAATTACCATTCCAGCACATCTAATTTATTCAGCGATTGTCGGCAAGAAACAGAATGAAACCAGCAGAATTGAAAAAGTTGCGTAACCGCCTCGGCAAATCCATTGCCGAGGCGGCTACCCAAGTCCACATCACTCCTAGATCATGG